TCACAAGCTTAGCTGCCTCCAAGCTTGCTGCCATAATAGCTACCTGCGTACTGGCTCCCGCAAACAACTTTGCTAAACCAGTAATCGAATAATATGCAGCACTACCGCTTACTGCTAAAGCTGATAGCGCAATGATAAATGGAAATATTTTATGTCTCATATAAATCTAATATACTCTATAAAAAGCAAAAAGCCAACACTTGGTTAGCTCTTGCGTATTCTGGGGGCGTGTGGTTTCTACAATTCTGATGCTTTCATTTTTTTAATTTTTAGAGTTGTATTTCTTTACTAGCCTTAATGTACGATGTCGGTTTTGGTTTTGATGTAATAACAATTTTTGGCTTTCCGTCGGAAGTTCCATAAAATAACTTACAGCTTGGTAATCCATTAGTTTGTAAAAAGCTAGATAGTTTATTTTTATTCTTTTCTAGAATGCTAAAAATTTCAGCATCTTTCCCTTTGCGTGGGGTTATTTCAATATTTACTAACGATTGTCTAACTTTAAACTCATCATACTGCTCAATCATTTTACCTAGAACATCACCTATAAGCGGCTTTAAAACACGTGTCATCTCACCCGTAAGATCACTCAGAAGCGAGTTCAATTGTTCCATACTTTTAGGAGAGTATTTTAGTGCAGTGGCTATTGTGTTAATATCCGCTTTAGTCATCTTTAAACTCTTTGCAAAATTTATAATCTCCATTGGATTGAACGAACTTGGTTTCCATTCTCCTGATTGAAAACTTGCAACTATATCAGCGTTTGATATATTATTCTCTTTTGCGTACTTTGCACTAGCATTAGCATTATCACTATCCATATAATACTCAATCGCACCATATCCTAAGTCTGGGTTTCCTACTTCTCTTAATACTTTGCGAACTTCTTCGCGGATCAGTTTTTTAAGTTCTGATGCTTTCATTTGTGTAGCTCTTGTAATTTCTTTCTTAAATTAGCTACGGCATTATAATTTAAATTAAGTTTCCCAATTATCTTAGCTAGATACTCAGCCTTTTCTACATCGTTAAACGGCTTCAATGTTTTTGCTAACGCATCAAAAGACCTTTTATCAAATTCGGTACTTCTATTACGATCTACACCTGGCGGTACGTTTCCTATAGCCTTTCCCAATTCAAGTTCTGGCCTTTCGTTAAGGGCCTTTCCAACCTCTTCACGGATTAGTTTTCTAAATTCTGATGCTTTCATTTTATTTTGCTAAAATCGGATCTATCAAAACTACCCTTCTTCATAACTACTTCTAGGAACTTTATTATAGCTGTCAGTTGTTGGTCATTTAAAGTTTCAAACTCCGGAAAATCTCCGAATGCAAATACATTAGCATTATTCATTGCTTTTTGTTCTGGAGTATATCCTACTTTTCTAACAATTTTTTCCATAGCACTGTCTATTGCCTCATCGTCTATCTGCAGACTAGACTTTCCTAGTATTTTTTCATATAAATCTGAAGCTTTGTCTACTAGTGCTGATGACGGTGCTTCTTTTAGTGCTTTACGAACTTCTTCGCGGATTAGTTTTCTAAATTCTGATGCTTTCATTTTTTTTTGTTAAAAGTGATTTGATATAAATAGTCACCTTAATCGTTAATATGGCATTGCTTTCTCAGAAATTCTACATTGCTCTTAACCAAGTCCATATTGACCTCACTCATGTCGTAAGTCTCTAAAAAGTTATGTGGAGTTGGGATACGAGTAGTGTGGTCTGCATTAAAGTCTTGTCCATGTGCAGCTGCTAGTACTGGAAATACTGAGTCAGTGCTTCTCATTGCAGGATGGTCGTAATAAGAGAACTCTGTTGGATCCCCCTGCCCAAGGCAATGAATAGGCTTCAACAATAGGTTACGCTCCTTCAAGTAATCGTACGCTGCATGACGAGCTTCTTTAATACCTTGATCATCTTTCCACTCTGGTAACCATGCTTGTGGTATAGCAATCTTAGAGAATCCAATAGTTTGAATCCAATCCTGGTTAAGACCCCACTCATAGCACTCTAACCAATCTTCTTTAGTCTTACCTTGTGGACAGAAGAAGATATCAGTGCTATCCAATAATCCTTCTGCTTCCATACGGTCACGGAACTTGATTGCATTTGCGATAGTAGCATCCTTATCGAATAATACGTCTGGTGCAATTACTTCGCTTGGTGCTAATTCCTTAACAACTTGAATCAATACATCCTCAGTTACTAAAGCTCTCTCAGCTGCTGAGTTGTCTAATGTGATCCAGCATTCCAAGTCCTCTTCTACTCGCTCGTAGATGAAGTTGCGATACTCTTCTGATTGTACCCATAAGTGAGCCAATACAAACAACCTATCCCCAAGTTTCATTGGTTCTAGGTTGCTTAGCGGTGATATAACGTAAAAGTCCATATTATTTATTTAGTTGTTTATGTTCGTATATTTGCTTAACCATACGAAAAAAATCCTCCTCTTGCAAATCCATTTTCATTCTATTTGCATCTTTGTGTATCCATTGTATGTTATCGGGTGTATAGCCTTTTGCAGAGTCGATGCGGTCAAGGGATGCTGTTTGAAAGTTAAAGTTGTTGCTATTTGTTAAAGTTAAATCCAATCCTGTGAATGCACACTTGCCTTCTTGTTTTAGGTATTGTGCCCACATATTATCCATAGTAACTGCAAAGAGTATGTTTCTTCGCATAGCTGCGTTTTTAATTTGAAGCCAGTAGGTATGATGCACTTCACCACACGACTTATCCTCTGATATTTTTTTGTAGCCACAACTAACACACCGCTTGGATCTAGAAGATTTTGCAGTTGCAGCTGAGAGCGTGCTTGTACTGCCGCAGCTACACTTGACTGATAGACGGTTATGGCGATCAAAGGTGTAACCTTCCACAATCCAATCGCCCACTAAGGTGCCTATTGGAAACTCATCTTTCAAAGCTTTAGCACCAGAGCAACGATGGCATAACCCATCCCAAGTTGGATCTTTAATCTTACTAGGTTTGCATATGCGCTCTGTTCCACAACAGGTGCAAGCTCGGATGTAGGTTTTGTTCATAAATCTTATTTACTATAAATAGTATAACGAACTGTTTTTTACTACAAATTCATTATACTTTTTATAGCTGAAAGGATTTTACATCCTACTTTGGTCGATGAGTTCAAAAAATTCATGGCGAGTACCAATCTCATTAGAGAAGAAGTATCCTGACATTTGTGATGTCTTCATTACGCTGTCTTGTTTGATACCACGACACTTTACACAATTGTGTTGAGACTCAACTACTACAGCTACACCACGATTACCTACACACAACTTGTCAATGTGGTCGTGAATTTGCTTAGTCAAGCTTTCTTGGATATTAGGTCTACGAGAGTAGAAGTCTACAATACGATTCAACTTGCTCAATCCTACTACCAAATCATCCTTCTCTTTACCTGGAATATATGCTACGTGAGCTACTCCTGAGAAAGTTAGGTTATGGTGAGCACACATACTCATTACTGGAATACGCGTTTGGCAGATTAGTCCTGTGTAACCTTCATCGTTAGGAAATGCTGTAATCTCTGGCTCTTCACTAAGTGATCCTGCAATAAGGTCGTTAACCCAAGCTTTTGCTACGCGGTAAGGTGTTCTATCGCTATGTGGATCTGCTTTCCAGTCAAACCCTAATGCATTGAGGAACTGACCGTAATACTCAGCAGCTTGTGCAATCATCTGCTTTTTCTCTTCTTCTGTACGAGGCATATTGCCATTCGCTTTTTTAAGTAACTCCATATTAGTTGTTTATTATTCTTAATTGTTCTTTAAATATACTAAAAATATTCTGACATTCCAACTCGATTGGTTTATTGTCAGCTATTTCAAATGCTTCCACATCCTTTGCATCTTTACGAGCTTCATATCTACGCTTACGTTCCTCTACTGGAACTTCCAGCCATACCAGCTCAGCTTTAGGATAGTGCTGTAACACCTTTTCAACAATCGATGCTTGTCTAATACCATCTACTACTACGTGTGGATGCTCATCGATAGCATAGTCGATAGTCATAATAATTGCTTCAGCAATCTTGTCATCCAAGTGCATTGTGTTCTGCAAGTCTTCTCTGCTTGCACTGTTGATAATACCTCTCACGAGATTAGATACTATAATACGATAAGAGTCCTTATACAAAGAACTCTTACCACTACAAATACGTCCGAATAGTAATGTTAGTTTCATGCTTCTATATATTTTTTCATAACTTAAATATAACTTTTATTTTTTATCGAGCGCACCTAACCATTGGCCATTATAGGCTTCTGCTTCCTGATTTTCAAAAATTATTATTTGTGCCACTCTTGCACCCTTCTCGATGATGATAGGCTGTGTGGCAATTAGCACAGCTCCCATCTCATCCACATAGAACGCTGGATCATAAACTCCGCTTGTAATTATT